AACTACAAGAGCTTTACTTGCTGATACTGAGTTAGAAACAATAAACTTAATTCCTGCTAAGCCCTGAACTCTACCATTCCTAGCTGTTTCATCACTAAGCTTATCAAACTGAGCACCACTATCTGTAACAAACTTAACTATGCTTCTATGATCTCTTTCAGATATAAAAGCCATAAGGTTATTAGTTGGATAATTGTATTCTCCTATTTGCTGTTTAGCATTCATAAGATCATCTATAATTGCTGCACTTGCTCCATCCCATGATACTCCATCTGCACCTGTAAAAGCTAATTCAACACTTTGAATATTAGATGGAGTTTCACTTTCAGTTAATACTTCCCAGATCTCATCATCAACTGCTTTAGCAACTCCTTCTGCTATTCTAAACAGAGTTCTAGCTTGAACATTAATATCATTAGTTAGTATATCTTCCCAGAATATGTTATCTTCTAAACCATACTTCTCTACCCATTTGCTTACCTTCTCCCATTTAACTACAGCCTGTGGAAAGTTAGCTCCTCTAGGAATACCTTTAACTGCATTCCCTGTTTGTCCTGTTAGTGCTGTGCTTTCTTCTCTGTAGAAAGTATTCTTCCAGGCATTAGTTGTAGAAATAGACACAGCTTGTTTGAACTTATAACTAGCAGTAGCAAAACCTTTAATTGTTTTATCTACGACTTCTTTCCTTAAACTTGTCATTCCTGTTTCTAGTGTTGGTGTCATTCTTCTTTTTTATCTTCTTCTTCTTCTTGTTTAGTTTCTGTTTCTTCTGTCATTATTACATCTCCACCCTAATACTTAGGGTTTCTCCATCTGCTGCTGTTTCTAAAGCATAACCTAATATCTGTGCTCCTGATGCTACAGGATCAGCTTCACCTAATGATGTTGCAACTCTATTAGCTGTAGTTCCACTTTTAACAGGATCACCTGTAGTAATAGTTCCATCTGCATACATTGTGAATACTCCATTTGTCCATGCAGAAATACTTGTTGAATAATCTGATCCATCTTTATCCATAGCTGCAATACCTGCTAACATAGCTGTAGAAGCTGTCTGTGCTGCTGCAGTTCTAGGATCTGATAGTGTTAAAAGAGTTCCTTTAGAAATTCCTGCTCCTGAAGCACAAGTATATCGTCTAGGGCTACCATCATTATTAGCTCCATACAACTCGACTTTAATTGCTTCATTAGCCATTGTGGTAAAGCCAATGAATACTTCTTTATATACTTTTCTGTTAGAGCATCTCTTGGTAATATTTACCTGTATCAGATCCTGCCTGAGTATCCCAATCCTTTTCCTTAAATTCATCATACTTAATGCCTAAAGGATGTATAGCAACACCTGTGACAAACAACTGACTTAATCCTCTCTGTGAGTTAGTTATCATCACAGATGAAGGAATGTCTTTAGCTGCTTCAAATGCTACCTTAGGTATCTTCTTAGCTCCAAAAGCCTTTCTTAATGCTGCTATCTTAACCTTTCCTATGAAGAAGGGCTTAGTTCCAAAAGAGTCTTTTGTTAATCCAAAGACAGATAATACTTCAGCTAAGCATTCTTCAGGAAATATGTATTCATAAGCTCCTAATAGAGAAGGCCTAAGAGATCCCTGAACTAATGTTATTTCTTCTTTGCCTGTTTCTAAGTTGATCCTTTTCCACTTCCAAAATTGCCCCTGTGCTAATGTCTTAAACATTTCTACTTGGTTGTAAATCCCCCTTATATAGAATATTAAGTGCATTTTACTTGAATATGCCTAACATCTTATCAGCATCCTCTTGATCTATATCATCCTGAGTTCTTTCCTTTTGAACAATCCCTGCATTTGCTTTACCACTTGTCATCATCTTAGCTTTTAGTTCTGCTCTCCTTTCAACTTCTTTTTCAAACAGATCATTTTCTTCTTTAAGCTTTGCATATTCATCAGCAGATTTAAGAGTTTCTTTTATATCTTGTTCACTTGCTTCTTTAGGCACTTCAGGCTCTTGTTTTATTATTACATCTACCATATATGTTTATACCCCCTTTCAATTATATTAATATTCATTAGATTTGATTAAATGCCATTGCCTGTTCTATTGTTTCCCCACCTAGTATGGCATTTCTAGCATCTCCTATTCTGTTTAGTGCACGATCAGATACTTCCCAAAAGATTTCCACTTCTTCAGGGCTATTCTGCAAGATTGGGCGATTGGGCTTTGTATAACATAAAGCTTAGCTCTACTCTCAGCATTTCTTTTTTCTGACTCTGTTTTCTCTATAAGTTCTAGATAAGCATCTTTCTTAGCAGGAGTTCTAGCTGCTGCCATCCTATAATCTCTAATCTTATTTCCCATCTTTTCTATCTTTATTTGAAGATCATCAAATTTAGCAATAGCTGTTGTAGGAATTATAGCACCACCACCTTTCCCACTTGCTTTCCTGATAAATGGCAAACCTTCTACTAATTGTGCAAAAGCAGATATATCTGTTTTACCTGATTTGATTAAAGCTAGATCTGCTTCATTAAGTTCTAAATATAATATCATCTGTGTGGCAGGATCTGCACTTACTTGCTCAGGAGTTAATCCATTCTTTAACATGTAGTCTGTTAAAGCAATTATATTTTCCCCTATTCCTTCTTCTTTAAGTTTATCTAAAGCTATTTTTCCTGTTAATGCTTGCCCCAATGGAGTTTCATATAATCTAGCCATTCCTGATTTCTCAAAAGTTGCTACATCTGCACCTGCAAATGCTCCAACAGATTGTATAACAGGAGCACCACCAGGAATATCACTAACTATTGTTCTTCCCTGAGCTCTCTCTGCTGCTTGTCCTGATTGGATATCTGTTCTAGCCATCTTTACAGCTTCTTGGTAACTTGCTAAAGAATTAAAGTCTTGTAATGAAAAAGAGCTATTTAGATCAAAAGTATCTCCTGTTGAAGTTGTTCTAAATTCTTCAGGAACTCCTTCTTTTTTAGTTACTCTTTCAGCACTAACACTCTTTTTAATATCCTTTACCTTATTTACATCTACAATCTTCTCATCAGGCTTATTAACCTTTGCTGCAGAGATCATAGGCTTCTGTGTTTCTCTAGGGGCTAAGGTATGCCTTTCTGTTTCAGGTAGAGCCCCCAATACTTGAAAAACTCTAAGCCTACTGCAAAGCCAATTAAACAGAATCCCATATATTGACTATTTGTTAGCCATACTACACCTATGGAAGTCAGAGCCAATGCTGCAGAGTTTATCATTGTTTCAATTACTGGTTTGTTTATTTGTTTATCCATTATGTTGTTACCTCTACTTCTGTTTCACTAGGTTGAAAGCTTGTTTGTTGTCCTGCATCCTTTGCTTCATCTGTTGCCATCTCAGGAGAAATAGATGCAGGATGAATTAGATCTAACTTAATTGCTAATTGATTCCATATTTGCTTCTCTAGGGCTCTCTGATCCTTCTCAACGATTTGTTCAAATGCCTTATATATTACCTTACTTTCACTCTCTGTGCTTCCCCCTGATGCTCCTGGCACGATCTGGGGCAATCCTATAGTCCTATAGAACTTATTCCTTATATCATCTCTCCAACTCATAATAACAGAGCTAACATTGACTTGGATCACTTCCCATTTAATAGTGTTCTCATCATCAGGAACATATATGTTTTCTCCTTTGTTAAGAGCTTGATCCATCTTAGATACAAAAGCTGCTATTTTAGTTTTATTATCAGTTCCTAATTTAAACATGATCAAAGGCTTAGCCTGTCTTTTCATAATAGTTCTCATATTAGAAAAGTTTTCTTCTTCTGCTAAGATCACAGGCTCTAGGCTTTCTATGTCTGAAATACCATGAATTTGGTTAGCTAGTCTGTTGTGGGATAAATGGAATATTTCATCAGGAGTAAATGTATTGACAACAGAGCTTTTTTCTTTAACTCTATTCATTTCTTCATACCTTATTATTATTCCCTTCTTATTAACAATGATCTTAATAGTTCCAGGATCTAAAGGTTTTAAATTAACTAGAGTTCCTTTATCATTTCTTATGATCTCTGCAAAGCTATCCCCACCTACTCTCTGAATAAGCTCCATATTAAAAATTATATCTTGAAAAGTATCTTTACCCCATCCATTGATATTCTCTAGTGTTAATTTAGTTTTAATGTCTGTTTCATAACCCTTTCCAACATTCCATATAGCTTTCATAAGGATAGCACTCTTTAGATCAGGAACAGAGTTAAAGTAACCCCAATAAGTGCTCCATTTACTATTAGTCCATTCTGTTTCCTTTTGATCTTGAGGTGCATCTACTTGCATTGCAGGGACTTCGTATTCATCCATGACATTAGTCATGTCTGATGCTTTTGCTTGGTTTATATCTAGTTTAGGCATTTTATATTCTTATTTTAAAAGGGCAATGGAAGTTGAATTTAGTCATAAGTTTGTCACTTGTTGGAACTATATAAGTTCCATCTCTATTCTGTGGATCATGCCCTAATACACTTGAAACAGCATCTGTTCCATCACTTTTAACATAACCCTGCATTGTTAATCTTAAGGTTTCTCCTGCTTCAAATCTTGTTTCAGGAATTGTTAAAGGAACACATTGAATTGTTTCTTTATCTCCTGTGCTACTATTTTCTACAATAGCCCCTGATGCAGCAGCTATTTCTGTTTCTGTTGTTCCATCCCATTTTTTAAGTTTAATATCATAATATCCCCAATAATCAGCACCTGTTCCTGATCCTTTTCTAATTCCTGCACAGAAGTTGATTGTTCCTGTTCCTTTTATTGTTCTTGGAAATTGAAAAGGAGAAGCATCAAAATCAACATCTACCTTCTGAACATAAACATTTAATACTGAACTCTCACTTAAACTCTCTACATTTGAAGAATATAAATCTGAAGTTCCTAAATGGTAATTTTTAACTCCTGAATAATCATCTGTAACATACCCTTTAACATCTACAAATCCCAAACCACTCGCTACATCTGTCCAATCATAAGTTGCTATGAGTTCAGGTGATTTTCTATATTTTACAGGTATTGCCATTTTATTTAATTATATCCTTATCTTGATCTTCTTTAATTGAACTGATATTTCTTGTAGCTGTGTTGTCGTTTACATCCATAATAGTTTCTGCTTCCCTGCTAAGATAGCCT